AAGATGTGGTAAAGTTAATAAACCACTTGATGTTGTATTTGATAATCCATTAAGTTATTCAGATATAAGTCTGCAATATTCGGCATTAAGTACTGTCGGTGTTGGCACAAGTGCTGTAGTTGATATTGTTGTTGGTCAAGGATCCAGTGTTATTGACTTTGTGTTTAAAAATACTGGCTATGGATTTGGAAATGGTGAAATTTTAACCATTCCAGTCGGTGGATCTACAGGAATACCAACAACATCATCATTCTCTACTTCAAATGAATTCCAAATAACAATAGACGAAATTTTCAATGATGATTTTTCTGGATGGTCTGTTGGGCAACTTCAAGTTTTGGATAATATTAATGATTTTATTGATGGAATCAGAAAAGATTTCCCACTTTCTTTGGCAGGAAATTCAATTTCTATTATTTCTGGAAAAGGTTCAAAAATTAAAGTTCAAGATGTCCTTCTTGTATTTGTAAATGATATACTCCAAGTTCCAGGTGAAGGATATACATTTGATGGTGGAAGTATTATAACATTTACAGAATCGATTAAATTTGGTGATATTGTCAATATTTTGTTCTATAAAGGAACTGGTGATACTGATGTAATTTTTAGAAATAATATTGAAACTGTAAAAAAAGGTGATACTCTTCAAATTAAACATGATTCTTCTATTAATCAAGCATCTTCTTTAGAAGAAGATGAAAGAGTTGTTGATCAAATTAAATCTACAAATATCGTTGGAACTAATCCATATTTTGGACCTGGAAATACGAGTGATGTCACTTTAGAAAGACCTGTTGTTTGGTGTAGACAAACTGAAGATGTATTCATAAATCAAACTGCTGTTGGTAAGGATAGGGAACTATATGAACCAATCATTAATCCAAGTGCATACATTACTAAATCTGTTGGTGTTGGTTCTACTGCAATTTACGTTGATAATGTAAGACCAATCTTTAATTCACAAAATGAAAATGACATCAGTCTAACATTCCAAAATAAAATTAAATTTATATCACAAGAATCAAAAGTAAGTGCAGCTGCAACTGCAATAGTTTCTGGATTGGGAACTATATCTATAATATCTATATCTGAAGGTGGATCTGGTTACATAACTGCTCCAGTGGTAACAATTGGAAGCACATCGCAGTCTGTTGGACTGGGAATAACTGCAACAGCAACTGCATCTATAACAGCAGGAGTTGTTACATCTGTTACTTTATCTAATGCGGGAACTGGATATACAAATACAAGTGCTCCACCAGTCTTGATTGCTCCTCCAACACATATAGAGGAAGAAGTAAGTGTCAACACTTATTCTGGAGATAATGGTGTTATTGTTGGATTTGGAACAACAACAGTTGGAATTGGAACACAATTAATTTTTGATATTCATATTCCATATGATTCATCTATGAGAGACTCATCTATTGTTGGAACCGCATTAACAATAAGTTCTATTAATACTAATGACTACTTTATTATTAAAAATTCTAATATTGGATCTGGATCAACATCAGTAATATCTTTAGATTCATTAAATAATACTGTTGGTGTTGGAGTATCATTTGCAGATAATGTTTATGAAGTTGCCAACGCAGTATCTATTTCTACAAGTGTATCTGGAATCTCTACATATATTCGTAGAGTATTTGCCAAGGTTAATCAATTTAACTATAGTTTCTCTGGCATAACTACTTCTGATTTCTTTGGAACATTTAGTTGGGGTAGGATTGATCTGGAAGCAAGATCTGGATTAAATTCGTATACCGCATATACTGGATCTGGAATTGGTATTACTGAAGGAAGTGGAATTTCTACTTCAACGATGGTTACAAGATCAAACTCTTTGAAATTTAAAAATTACATTGTTTAATCTCTAATAAATAAAGAAAAAAGTCCGTAAAATGGCCGCCATTATAACTGATCAAATTAGAATATTAAATGCTGGTAATTTTATTGCTGGTGTTTCTAATGCTAGCAATTCATATTATTCTTTTATTGGATTGACTAATCCTGAAGATTACCAGGAAGATTGGGATAGTGATCCTCCTTCACCAAAAGATAATTTTGATCAGGAAAATGACTATTGGGATACAATGGTTGCATTGAAAAAAATTAATACTTCCGATGCAAGACAAGTTGTACCAAAAAGAACTTGGTCTTCAGGAACATCTTATGATATGTATCGTCATGATTATAGTAGATCAAATACTGCTGTAGTCTCTGGTTCAACATCTTTATATTTGTCAAATTATTTTGTCATTAATAGTGATTTTAGAGTTTATATTTGTCTTCAAAATGGAATAGATCCAGATAATTCATCAGGAAGACCATCTCTTGATGAACCAACTTTTACTGATTTAGAACCACGGTCAGCAGGGACTAGTGGTGATGGATATATTTGGAAATATCTATATACTATCAAACCAAGTGATGTTGCAAAATTTGAGTCCACTGATTATATGCCAGTTCCAACTGATTGGCAGACATCAACAGATAATGCACCTGTTAGAGATAATTCTGTTGATGGATCTATTAAAATTGCAACTATTGTTAATAGAGGTGTCGGTCTTGGTACAGCAAATTCTACTTATACTTCTGTTCCCATCAGAGGTGATGGTTCCAATGCAGAGTGTACAATAACTATTGATGGTAATCAACAAGTTAGTTCTATAACTATTTCAAATCAAGGATCTGGTTATACTTATGGTAATGTTGATATTGTAGCTGGTGGAGTTCCGACTGGCACAACAAGACCTGAATTTAATGTTATTATTTCGCCACAAGGTGGCCATGGTGCGGATATCTATAGGGAATTGGGAGCATATAATGTTCTCATGTATTCTAGAATTGAAAATGATAATAATAATCCAGATTTCATAACTGGAAATCAAATCGCAAGAGTTGGAGTAGTAGAAAATCCACAACAATTTGGATCATCAAGTTTATTGTCTGCAGATAAAGTAAGTGCTCTTGGAGCACTTAAATTAGTCGGAGCAGGATATAGTACTGCTACATTTGCTGCAGACTCTTATTTTACTCAAACAGTATCTACAGGTACAACATCTGTTGGTAGAGTTGTAAGTTATGATCAAAATACTGGTGTTATTAAGTATTGGCAAGATCGTTCTCTTGTAGGATTTAGTACTATAGGTATAGCACAAACTCAACCTCAATATGGATTTAGCCTTAACGAATTTACATCATCTCCCGGCACTGGAGGGTCACTGACAATAATACCGTCATCAGGTGTCAATCTTACAATTGATGACTCCTTTACCGGTATATCTACGGTAATAAATAATCGTACATACTATCTTGGTCAAACCTTTACAAATGGTGTTGCCAATCCAGAAGTTAAGAAACACTCTGGAAATATAATTTACGTTGATAATAGACCATCTATAACAAGATCGTCAAATCAAAAGGAAGACATAAAAGTTATTTTGCAGTTCTAAAGAATTATGCCACAACAAACGAACCTCAATGTAGCTCCCTACTTTGATGATTTTGATTCTACAAATGATTATCATAAGGTATTATTTAAACCTGGATATCCAGTTCAGGCAAGAGAGTTAACCTCTCTTCAATCCATATTACAAAATCAAATTGAAAGATTTGGACAACACTTCTTTAAAGAAGGTGCTAAAGTAATCCCAGGAAATATTGGGTATAATAGAATATATTATTGTATTCAATTAAATAATTCATTCCAAGGTGTTCCTGTATCTGCTTATGTGGATCAGTTAGTTGGTACAAAAATAACTGGACAAAGATCAGGAGTAACTGCCTTTGTTGATAGTATTCTTCTTCCAGAAGATTCTGAAAATGGAAATTTAACTCTTTATATTAACTATCTTTCTTCTAATACAGGAAATAACTCATCTCAAACTTTTTTTGATGGTGAGCAAATTTCATCTAATGAAATAATAACATCTGGACTTCTTGGAAATACTACTATTTCTGCTGGATCACCTTTTGCATCAACAATAGAAAATAATGCACCTGAAATAGGATCTGCATTTCAAATTGATGAAGGAGTATATTTTATAAGGGGAAATTTTGTTAATGTATCTAAAGAGACTTTAATTCTTGATCAGTATTCAAATAATCCTAATTACAGAATTGGATTATTTGTAGACGAAGAGATTATAAATTCCGATCTTGACGAGACTCTTAACGACAACTCTCAAGGATTTAATAATTATGCTGCACCAGGTGCGGATAGACTTAGAGTTAGTGTAAGTTTATTTAAAAAGTCACTTGATGATTTTAATGATGATAATTTTATTTTACTTGCAACGGTAATTAATGGTGTACTTCAAGATGAAATTAGACCATCTATTTTTGGAGGTGGTGTCGGATTTAATGATTTAGAAGATACTCTTGCAAGAAGAACCTTTGATGAGTCTGGTAATTATTATGTAAAAGCTTTTGATGTTAGTTCCGTAGAATCGTTAAATGACAATCTTGGCAATGGTGGAATTTTTAATGTAGGTCAATTTTCTCCTGGTGGAGTAACTGTTTCTGACGATCTTGCATTATATAAAATTTCTCCTGGAAAAGCTTATATTAAAGGATATGAAATCCAAACCACTAATACTTCTTATCTTGATGTAAATAAACCAAGAACAACAAGAACGATCAAAGATCAAAATATAATTTATAGCACTGGACCAACACTAAAACTCAATAGAGTTCATAGAGCACCAACAGTAGGAATTGGAAATACTTATTTTGTAAGTTTACGTGATCAAAGAGTTGGAAGTAGTTCAGAAACTCTTCCTGGAAATGAAGTTGGAGTTGCAAGAATATATGATTTCAAATTAGAGTCTGGATCTTATAGTACATCTAATGCAAACGAGAATGAGTGGAACCTTGCTCTCTATGATGTTCAAACAATTACAGATATTGCATTAAACCAATCACATACATTATCAATTCCTACATTTGTTAAAGGTGATAATAGTGGAGCTACAGGTTTTTTAAGACATTCAGTTTCTGCAGGAACAGCAATTACTGTTTATGAAACAAGTGGAAGTTTTATACCAAATGAAAAATTAACATTTAATGGAATTGCTGACGGTAGGATTGCCATAGCTATTACTGAGCATGGTATTTCTGATGTTAAATCCGTATATGGAACAAATAATGGGACAGTAGGAGTTAACACTTTTAGTGCGGATGTAATTCAATCTAACAAATTTATTGTTGGAATTGCTACAGTAAGTCCACTTTCTGGTGGAATTAGCACTATTAAGAGTGTTAATGAATCTTTCCCAGGAACTCTTGTCAAAGAAAATGATCTAATTCAATATAGTGATACAACTGCTGGATTAGATGGAGATCCAATTATTGCTAGAGTTACTAATGTAGGAACATCTGATATTTCTGTAGAGGGTGTTGCTGCTGTTACAGGAATTTCTAGTGGATTCTTGCCATCATCAACATTGAGCATAACAGATTTAAAAGTTCTTACCACTCAATTAGCAACATCTTCTGACAATTCTCTGTTTACTCCTTTACCCAAAGTAAATGTTTCAAATGTAGATCTTGCAGAAGCTTCTTTAGTCATTAGAAAAACTTTTATTGTAAATATTGCAAGTAATGAGTTGTCTGCCCAAGTTGAAGCAGATACAAACGAATCATTCTTGCCTTTTGATGAAGAAAGATATCTTTTGATCCGATCGGATGGATCTACAGAAGCATTGAGTGGTGATAAATTTACTATTTCTACTAATGGAGACACCTTACAAATTCGTAGTCTTGGAAGCAATGATACTGGAGCAACTTTAATTGCAACTCTTCGTAAAGTAAAACCAAAGGCAAAAGAAAAAATTAAAAATAGAGTTAATTCTATTGTCGTAAATAAGTCAAAACTTACTGGTTCTGGAATTGGTGGAACAACTTTAAATAATGGATTGACTTATGGAAATTATCCTTTTGGTGTGAGAGTTGAAGATGAAATAATTTCATTAAATACTCCGGATATTATTGAAATTCATGGAGTTTTTGAATCAGCAGATACTTCTTCTCCATCTTGCCCTCAGGTTCTTTTGCAATCAATTAGTACAAATTCCACTACAACATCGGAATTATTGATTGGAGAAAAATTTGTTGGACAAACAAGTGGTGCTGTTGGTATAATCGCAGAAAAATTAAATGATTCAAGAATTTCTTTTCTTTATCGAAATGAAATTTCTTTAGTAGAGGGAGAAACTATAGAGTTTGAAGAATCAAATTCTAGTGCATTGGTATCATCTCTATCTACTCCTAGTTTTAATATTTCTTCCAATTATACATTTAAAACAGGACAAGAAATTACTTTTTATGATCACGGAACAATTAAGAGAAAGAGTGATTCTTCATCTCCATTAAAACAAATCAAAATTTATTTTGCAAGTGCATCATACTCAAATACAGATGATGGAGACATAACAACTGTCAACTCATATAGACAGTTTGATTATGCAAATGAAATTAAAAATGTTAATATTTTTAGAAATTCTGATATTATTGACATTAGACCTAGAGTTTCTAATTATGAAGTGACCGAAAATTCAAGATCACCACTTGAATTTTTTGGAAGAGCATTCAATGGATCTGGACAATCTGCAGCAAATCCGTTAGCTTCTGATGAAACTATCCTAACTGATATTTCTTATTATCAAGGAAGAATTGATAGAGTATTTTTATCAAAAAATGGAAAATTCCAAGTTGTTTATGGAACTCCATCAGATAATCCTCAGAGACCAGATCCAGTTGATGATGCACTTGAAATTTGCAGAGTAGAACTTCCAGCATATCTTTATAATGTAAAGGATGCAAAACTTTCATTCTTACAGCATAAAAGATTTAGAATGAAAGATATTAAAGAACTTGAAAGTAGAATCAAGAGTCTTGAATATTACACAACTCTTTCTCTTCTTGAAAAAGAAACCGCTAATCTCTTTATTACGGATAGTGATGGTTTAAATAGATTCAAGTCTGGATTTTTTGTAGATAACTTTAATGACTTCTTAGTACAAGAAGATACTTTTAAACTCAATAATTCTATTGATAGAAAATATAATGAATTAAGACCAAGACATTATACTAATTCTGTTGACATGATTTTTGGTCCGGTCATAGATACAGATCCAACTGCTGATTTAAATTTCTCTACAGTAGAGGGAACTAATATTAGAAAGCAAAGTGATATTGTAACACTTGACTATGCTGAAGTTGAATATATTAAGCAAAGTTTTGGTACAAGAACTGAAAGTGTTACTCCTTTCTTGATTAGTTTTTGGAGTGGAACACTAGAATTGACTCCAGCAAGTGACAACTGGGTTGACACTGCAAGACTTGAAGCAAAAATTATTGAAACAGAAGGCAACTACGCAGAAACCTTCAGCAACATGGTAGAAAATGGAACTATCGATCCTCAAACAGGATTTGGTCCAATATTGTGGAATTCATGGGAAACTAATTGGGTTGGTATTGACGTTGTTGAATCAACTAGAACAAGAGTGATTCAAAATACTCCTAACACTATTATCCAGGGATCTGGAAATGCTATAAGATGGTCAACTAGAGTTGTTAGTGATAATATTGTTCAAGAAGATCTCCAAACATCAATACAATTCGGAACTAATGATAGAACTGGAACTAGAACTATTGTAACAGAACAGTTTGATCGTGAATCAGTAGGTGATAGGGTTGTAAGTAGAGATCTCATTCCATTCATGAGATCTAGAAATATTGAATTTGTTGCTAAAAAAGTAAAACCACTTACTAGATTATATGCATTTTTTGATGGAGTAGATGTTTCCAGATATTGTGTTCCAAAATTGCTTGAAATTACAATGGAATCTGGAGTTTTTGAAATTGGAGAAACAGTAATTTCAAGCAATTCTGTTGTTGGGGATATTGGGTCAAATGTTCCTCCATCTTCTCCATTCGTTCAATTTAGAGTTGCACAATCCAATCATAAAGAAGGTCCATATGATTCTGCAACAAAAACGTTCCGTAAAAATCCATACAATTCTCAAGATTTATCTGGTACATATTCATCAACATCGACTATTTTAAATGTAGACACATTTTCACTTTCCAATGAAGCACAAGGTCAATATTATGGTTGGGTTAGAGAAGGAATAACTCTTCGCGGACAAACAAGTGGTGCAATTGCAAAAGTTGCAAATGTAAGACTTATTTCTGATATATCAGCTGCTTTAATTGGTAGTTTCTATATTCCAGATCCAAATAATATAAGTTTCCCCAAATTTGAAACTGGAAGTAAAGTATTTACTTTAACTGATGATATTGATAATAATCAGGATCAGTCTGTTACTATTGCAGAAGAAGGATTTGCTTCTACAGGAACTTTAGAAACAGTTCAAGAAAATATTATTTCTGTTAGAAATGCAAGAGTTGAAAATCAAGAACAATTCCAAAGTGAAGATACCACTAGAAATCTTGGAACAGAAATTATTAACAGCACAGTTATTGGTCAAAGAACAAGAAGTCAACGAGTTGGAACTAGATTTTTCAATCCACCACCACCTCCACCAAGATGGGGTGGTGGACGAGATCCTTTATCACAATCATTTATAATTGAAGATACTACAGGAGTGTTCTTAACTAGTTGTGATGTTTTCTTCAGATCAAAAGATGATATGGATATTCCAGTTATCATCCAAATTAGAACTATTGTAAATGGACTTCCATCAACCAGAGTTCTTCCATTCTCCGAAGTTGTTTTAGATCCAGATGATATTCAAACTTCTTCTGATGGATCTGTTGCAACTAATATTCAGTTTAAGGCTCCCGTTTATGTTGAAGGTCTAACTGAGTATGCAGTAACTCTATTATCAAACTCCACTAAGTATAGTGTTTATATCTCAAGGGTTGGTGAAAATGATCTTATAACTGATGCATTTATCTCAAATCAACCATATCTTGGATCACTATTCAAATCTCAAAACGGAACTACATGGGAGCCAAGTCAGTGGGAAGATCTTAAGTTTACTCTTTATAGAGCAGATTTCCTTGAAAATGGATCTGTAGAATTCTACAGTCCAGAACTTACGAGAGGGAACAATCAAATTCCAAAACTCGTTCCAGATTCAATTATCATGAACTCTAGACAAATTAGAGTTGGTCTTGGAACCACAGTGGCAGATTCTTATGAAATTGGAAACACATTTTCACAGCAAGGAACAAATGCAACCGGAGATCTTGTAGGAGTAGCCGGATCTGCAGTGGGCAATCTTTCCATTAGCAATGCTGGTCTCGGATATACTCCTGCAGATGGAAGTCAAACCTTCTCCGGAGTAAATCTAATTACCCTTACTGGCAATGGTAGAGGTGCAACAGCAGACATTAGTATTGTGAATGGAAGTATTGTTGCTGGTGGAGCAACAATTGCAAATAATGGAGGATCTGGATATCAGGTCGGTGACGTTCTTGGTATTAGCACTATTGGAATCGCATCAGTTGGTACTAATGCAAGATTAACCATTGCTGGAATTGGAATTACAAATGAACTAGTATTTAATAATGTTCAAGGAGAATTTGTTGTTGGTGCAGCAAAAACACTAATGTATGTTAACAGTTCAGGAATTACCACAGAACTCAATTCTTCTGGTAGTGTTGGACTCGGAACTGGTGGAGATGTTCAAATATCTACCATCAACATTGATAATGATGGAACGCACTTTACAGTCAATCATCAGAATCATGGAATGTATTTTGCAGATAATATAGTTAAAATTTCCGGAGTCCTTCCGGACGTTCGACCAACTAAATTAACTGCTGAACTTCTTTCTGGTTCTACTGGATCAATAGCAGTTGGTGGAGCAACAACATTCTCAAGTTTTGAGGGAGTTGGAGTTGGAACCACCAATGTTGGATATCTTCTAATTGGTGAAGAAATCATTCAGTATACAAATGTTTCTGGAAACACAATTGGTGGTAATATCGTTAGAGGAACTGATTCAAGAACTTATCCTGTTGGAACCCCAGTATTTAAATATGAAAACTCGGGTATTAATCTCCAAAGAATTAATACATCTCACAACTTAAATAATGTAACACAGACAAATCCATTTACATTTGATTCATACAAAGTTAAAGTTGACATGAGTGCAACTACAGGAACTGATAGAAGCACTGATATTGGGCATCCAAAACTTTATATTGGAAGCACAAAATCAACTGGTGGAAGAAATATAAGGGCTACTCAAAATATGCCATTTGAAGTTATTACCCCACAAGTTCAAAATCTCACTGTTACTGGTACAAACATTACTGCTCAAGTAAGAACAACTACCAGTAAGAGTTTTAGTGGCAATGAAATCCCATTTGTTGATTCTGGATTTGAAGACATCACGATTAATCAAAAAAATTATTTTGATACTCCAAGGATGATTGCATCTAAAGTAAATGAAGATTTGAAATTGAATAATATTACTGGTAATAAATCAATGCAAATGAGTCTTGCATTGAACACTACTGATAGTAGATTAAGTCCTGTTATCGACTCTCAAAGAGTAAATGCAATTGTAACTTCAAATAGAGTTAACAATATTATTACAAATTTTGCAACTGATTCTAGAGTTAGCACCATTACCTCAGATCCTACAGCATGTCAATACATATCAAAAGAGATTGTTATTGAAAATTCTGCATCATCAATTAAAGTTATACTATCTGCACACATTGGTGATGATGCTGATATCAGAGCATTTTATGCGGTAAATAATAAAATTGGACTTGATCCAATATTCACCCCATTCCCCGGATATTCAAACTTGAATTCTAGAGGTCAAGTAATTGCCTCAGAAAATAATAATGGAGAATCTGATTCTTTTATTACAAAGTCAATTGCTCGTTCATTTGATAGTGAAAAACTTGATTATAGAGAATATACATTTACAGTTGATCAACTTCCGTCATTCAAAACATATAGGATAAAAATCTCACTGTTATCTAAGAGTCAGTCTTTTGTTCCTAGAATTAAAGACCTAAGGGTAATTGCTTTAGCATAATGAATTTTTACGAATTAGACGGTCATAAGGATCTCGCAAGAGATCCTTCTACAAATGCAGTGTTGAATGTGAACACTCTCGAATATCAACAGTATCTTGCTAGACGTGAAGTCAAATCTGAAAAGAATGATAAGATACAAAACATTGAAGATGATTTTGCTAATATGAAGAGTGAATTAAACGAAATTAAATCTCTATTAAAGGAGTTATTACATGGATCCAGATAGTATCGAACTAATCAACTTATCAAAACAATTTGCATACACTAAAGTAGCATCCGAGATAGATAGTTGTAATGATCGTGATGAATTAAAGAATATTGCAAAATCTTTTTGCAAATTATATTATAAGCAACAAGAAACAATGAAACTAATAGGAATAGTAGATGGCGTCTAGTACAATTACTTTCGATCCAAATTCTGGAGTTCCTTATGGCGCAAATTTGACCATTTATGGTGGAACAGATTTCACTCAAACATTTAATATTAAGAGTACTTCAAATAGTGCTTTCAATCTTACCAGTTACTCTGGATCAGGAAAGTTATCCAAATCTATTGGTATTGGCGCATCAACTGGTACTGATAATTATACTGCCTTTACAGTTGGCATAACAAGTTCTTTAGGCGGTGTATTGCAAGTTTCCCTAACGGATACTCAAACTAAGGCATTGGATCAAGGTAGATATATGTATGATGTTTTGGTTACTATAGGATCATCAACATATCCTTTAGTAAATGGTAATGTTTATGTATATAATACCATCACGCAAAGAACATAAATACCCATAGGAAACTAGAGAATAAATGGCTCAACCAGCAAGTAGAACAGATCTAGTTAATTACTGTAAGAGGCAGCTAGGTGCTCCTGTATTGGAGATAAA